GACGCTTGCCAGAGTTTCACAAAAAACATGTTTGTACGAAATGCAGGTACGAGATTCCGTGTTTTACGACTTGTGATGAAGTGCGATGCAAATGCCGAGAATTTAAGCCTAAGACTGTGCGGAAGACTGATAAGTATTTACATATCAATGATTTCATGAACGATGTAGCCGCATTTGAGGCTGCTAGAAATATTTAAGGAGAATTGCATAAATGGATGAGAAAGATATTTTTGGTTATGATGCAAGTGAGAATGTATCTATATCAAAAATTGCTGAGTGGTATAGTGGCTTGAGTGCTAGAAAGTTAAACAACTTTTTGGGGAAATGTGGCGTAATATATCGAGACAAAGGAACTAAATCATGGATTGTTACTGATAAGTATAAGGATGTCGGATATGCCGTCTCGGAAATTACTGTATTTAAGGACGTAGTGGAAGGCCATACATATCTTCTCTGGACAGGCAAAGGACGCGAATTTATTTATCAGTTAATAAAGGATGAATATGGACTTCTTCCAAATAGCAAGAATGGTAATAATACAGGCTCTGATGTGAAAATCGCTAGTAACGATACTGCAATTGTTGATGATTCTGACGGGTGTATCTCAATCTTAGATTTTGTACATATTCTGAGCAAAAATGGGATTCTTGTTGGTGGTCGCATCCCACATCAAAATAATGTATTTGAGACCCTAAGAGAAAAAGGATTTCTTAATAAGACAAGAGGGTTATATTGGAATACTCCGTATCGAGACTTTGATTGTTTTGGATATTTTAAGGTTGTTAAAAAGAGAACTCCAAAAGGTAAGTTTAGGTATGTTACACGACTTACACCAAAGGGACAGGCGTTCTTTTTGAGATATTTTAAGAAGCTGATGGACGAGAAAGATTCCGTCTATGGTGAATGGGGACAATAAGGAGGGTTAAGAGATGCGTATCCAGATTGGTAAATACATTATTAAAAATTGTGACGAGCGGAATCTCGTTATCGTTGAGCAGCGGCCAGCTGGCAAGAATCCAAAGACTGGTGAGATGGGCACCGGCGTAAAGGAGGTTACGGTCGGCTATTACCCGAACCTTGAATGGGCTTTACATAAGATTAAGAATTTGGATATTTCCGAGAGTGATGCTGATACCATGGATGTTTTGCTGACGCAGCTTGAACAGATTGATGAGACAATCCGCCGGGTTGTTGAGGAGGTTAAGTAATGGATAAGTTTGTAAATGCAACACGATTGATTGGCGTCCTCGATAGTGCCATCGCTCGCCCTAGTGCCAGAGGTAACGCAAAGTCTATTGATGATATGTGGTGCGATATGGCAATGCAATACACAAAGCGCATTCTTGAAGAAGAGATGTCTGCTGGCGGTGAGTTCCGTCGAGTGGTTCATGCTCACTGGATTGAGCATTTTGAAGATTTTGGAGAAAGCTTCTTTGTTGAATGCTCGGCTTGTCATTCTAGTAAAAATGTCGATGAATCAAAGTTTTGTCCTGACTGTGGAGCTGTTATGGACGAGGAGGTTAAGTGATGCGTACTTACGAGGATGTTGATGCGGAAATCAAGCAACTTGTACGTGATATGAATAGTTCCAGTCTGACACGCAGCGAGTACGAGGCTGCCGACGATATGCTGGATGAGCTCTATCAGGAGCGCGAACGACTTTGGCTCAAGGCTATGGAAGATGGCGAGAGTTGCTATCTGTAAAAGCCTGCTTTTATATTTTCTCTTTAGCTATAAAACACAGGATACGTTCAAGAAGAACATGGAGGTGACTGCCGAATGGCAAAGCAGCAAACTTGCCAGAAGTTTGTTTTTAAGATCCATACGAAGCGTCTGGTTGAAGCAAAGTGGGATTTGACTCTACCATTAGATGAGGCCAGACGAAACCACGAGATCATCTCGCTGGCTGATAGCACTGTTTTACGATGGATTGATGAGTTGAATGGTGTTACGGATGCAGAAGCTAAGGCACGGAGCATTAAGCGTAGAATCAAGATGCTGCGGAATGAGCCGTCTTGCTTAGAGAACCGCCGGGAGATTCGGAGATTGTACACTGAGCTGGACGCAGTTCAATTCAAGCCGGATTATATGTGTCTGGTGGTTGATAAGAAGAATGATTACCGCCGGGCATGTTCTCCAAAGGGGTTTAAAATCAATGGAATCACGTATCGCCGTCTGGTTGGTACTACCGGTGGTGTTAAGAATAGCACGATTGTGTTTGTGAGCGACCGTCTTGTTGGTGAGATCCGCAAGCGAATTGATAATGGCCGTAACAAAGGAATGGAGTTTATTCCGGCAAAGTTGGAAGCATATCGGGCACTCGCCTGCTCTGCCTCAATCCCTGTTACTGATCCAGATGGCATTCTGGTTGTGGATGATTGCTATACTCATTTTAAAGACCATGTGATTATCCTGGATGATGGTGTGTCTGGTGAGCCTACGATGGTCGAAGATCCTGAACATGATTGCGAACTGTGTGCCAGCGATGGTTTTGGTCTTATCAGCTATGACCTTGCCCAACAATGGAGCGAAGATTTGAAGCTACCGTCAACTGCGTCTGGATTCTGTGTGCGTAACGCCTTTTGTAAGGGAATGCTATTCCCCTTCCCTTTCCGTGAGTTCGCCAAGAAGGTTGCAAAGCAGAATATGGTCAAAGACGCTTTTGACGACTATAAGGACATTAACCGTGTGCAGATGATCCTTACTACGTCGATGCTCAAACTTTATGACAGCTATCATAGTGCAGATGATTGTTTCGAGAATTGTCAGGAAAACCACTACCACTTTTCTGTAACGAAGACCTGTGAGCTGGAGCTTGATGAAGAGCGTAATCTGAACTATCAATTTATCCAGAGTTATAATTTAACGAACGATGAGATTCGAGAGTTGGTGAAGCCTACACTGGATGAAATCAAAGGTGCCATGGGTGGTGATTGGCGTGATGTACTGCTTTATTTGCGTGGCAACGGAATGCGTGATGACCCGAGTTACATAAACAGCTTAGAGAATGATTATATCAAGGCCTTAATGATTGAGCCAGAAATGATCAACGACCCATACGTTCAGAACCGCATTCGATTCTTTATTAAAAAACGAATTTCTCAGGCGAAAACAGGTGTAGTAAAGGTTAGAGGTAACTTTCAAGTTCTTAGTGGTGACCCGTATGCGCTTTGCCAATCTATGTTTAGAATGCCTATCACTGGTCTTTTAAAATCTGGTGAGGCTTATAGTCGATTCTGGAACGACCGTGATGTGAAGCGAGTAGCCTGTTTTAGAGCGCCAATGAGCCAGATGGCAAATATTCGATGCATGGACATAAACTCAAGTGATGAGTGCAAAAATTGGTATCGCTATATGAAGACCGTATTTATTCTGAACGTGTGGGATAATACGGACGCTGCACTTAATGGGGCCGATAACGACGGAGATCTCTGTTTTAGTACAGACAATCATATCCTGATTGATAAATGGGTGGATGAGCCTACAGTTCTCTGTGTGCAAAAGAAGGGCGAGAAGAAAATCCCCACTGAAGAGGACTTTATTAGCTCTAATATCAATGGATTCGGTGACGATATTGGAAAAATCACAAATCGTATCACCACAATGTTTGATGTGCGAAGTAAATTTGAGCCAAGAAGCCGCGAGTACGAAGAATTAACATATCGCATTAAATGCGGCCAGCTATATCAGCAGGCGTCGATTGATCGCATAAAGGGTATTTCCACTACTCCGATGCCTCAATACTGGTACGACAATAAGGCTTGTGTTGTTAAAGAGGATGATAACCCAGATGTTGTTGAGGACAAGAAGTTCTGGGCACGTATTTGTGCTTGGCGCAAACCTTATTTTATGAGCTACATTTACCCCTCTCAGATGAAGGACTATAAAAAGTATGTGGCTGCAGCTCGTAAGAGAATTAAATGGGAAGGTTTTGATGGCCTTGACGAGATGATGAAAAAGGAAGTCAAGAATGATGTTGATGAAGTTGTTATCCAATATTACCTTTACCGTATGCCCGTCGGTGTTAATTCTTGCACTATGAATCGTCTGTGCTGGATTATTGAAGATGAACTTGAAGAGTTTGAAGATGATTTGAAAAAGAAGCGTAAATTTGATTACGATTCTCTCAAGTCTGGTGATGAATATAAAAATTCTCAGTATTACGGTATTCGCCCTATCTTTAAAGAATATCTTCGATACGCACGAACAAACTCTGTTATCGACAATTCAAATACCAAGAACAAGGAAACCGGCGCAGATCGAATTGAGAAGTTGAATTTTTACAACGAAAACATGTTGCGTACCATGCATCAAAAATGTTCTGATGATAATATCCTTTGTGATATTTTGTTGGACCTCTGTAAGAAAAACGCCTCAAGTGTCTCGATTGTATGGGCTCTATTTCCTGATATTATTATTAAGCGTCTCTTTGATAAGGCTGGCAACAAGGCCCATGTTCTTGTTAAGGACGATAATGGTGATGTTGAATATTGTAGTGAGCGTTATAAAGACGTGTTAGTCGATATGAACAAAATTGAAGAGGAGGATGCGAATGGTAGTATTGAATGAACGTGAGTATGCAGAAGAACTGCTTCAAAAAGATGTGACTTGCAGAACCGCAGGGCACGCTTTACATTATATTGCAAAGCTTTATTTCTCTCAGGGGTACTCTAAGGAAGAAGTCAAGAAGAAGCTTGATGATTTTCTTGTGGCTCATATGTTTGGATATAATAGAGTTTTAGATGAGAACTTTATCGTGCAAGCGATTGCGTCCGCCAAAGGAAAACAATTGGTTGAACTTGATGGAGTAAGTGTTACAAAGTCTGAAACCCAGAAAATTCTTGCCTTGGATGGGAAACCGATGCAACGGCTCATGTTCACAATGCTTTGTTTGGCTAAGTTTCATATGGCTGTAAACAACAAGTGTAATTATTGGATTACGGAAGATACACGAGATATTTTCCGTATGGCTGGTGTTTCTGTAAATGTAGATAAGCAGAATGAAATGATTCGAGAACTGCGCAATCTTGGTTTTATTGGTTTTGCCAGCTTAAAGAAGATTGACAACTTGAACATTCATGTGTTAATCGCAGACGAAGAACCGCCTATCGCAGTTACAGTATCAAATTTCGAGACTGCTGGGATTCAGTGGAATCAGTTTTGTGGAAAGCCATACATCAGGTGTGAATGTTGCGGTCGCACCGTTGCTCGGACTGGGCGCAGACAAAAATATTGTCGTAAGTGCGCCAAAAGCATCAATATTGAGAAAACATCTCAAAATAGAAAAATGTTTGATTTATAAATCGTGCATTTTTGTATTATTTTAACACAGATACGTTGTATTTTTACATATTTATATAAAATCATTACGGGATAGTTATGGTAGGGAGAGAGCGAGGACGCTTGTTTTCTTCCTACCTATTTTATTTTGAAGGGATGTAATGACCTAAATGATCGAAATCACCAAAGCAGAAGCCAAGGAAATCCGTAAGGTTTATCCGCATGTCTTTATTGCAAAGACTCGTCACAAGCGTTTTATTGAGGAGTCTGTCCGCTATCTGGAGTTGATTCCGTTTAATATTGAAGCTCGTGAAATTGTTGAGCGTGCCAAGCGTGGCATTCGAGACTAATTTATGAAAGAACGAGGTACAGACTTTGGATTTTGAAATTCAGCTGCCCGAGGAGATCACTAACCTGATGAATGGTGGCGGTCTCCCCTCTCCTGAGATGATGAACTTCTATGTTGACGAGAAGGATCGCATCTTCTTTATTGACTTTGAGATTGACCAGTCTCTGATTGAGATTGAGCGCAAGATTCTGCAGTACAACCGTATCGACAAGGATGTCCCTGTTGAGCAGCGCAAGCCTATTAAGCTGTTTATTTACAGCTATGGTGGCGAGCTGGACGCCATGTTCAGCTTTATTGATGTTGTTGCACTGAGCAAGACTCCTGTTTGGACGATTAACGCAGGTATTGCAATGAGCGCTGCTCTTGTGATGCTGTTGTCTGGTCAGAAGCGCTTTGCCCTGCCTCATTCTACTGCACTGATTCACAGTGGCTCTGGCGGTACTCAGGGTACTTTTGAGCAGTCTAAGATGGCTATGGACTACTATGAGAAGCAGGTTGTAAAGATGCGTGAGTATATTATGGCTCACTCTACCATTGATAAGAAGACTATGACCAAGAATAAAGCGAAGGATTGGTATCTGGACGCTAATGAGCAGGTCAACTTTGGCATTGTAGATAAGATTTGCGATGATGTGGATGAATTCAATTAAGGGAGAGTTATAATATATGGCTAAGAGAAAGGTTCCTACTGATATCCCTATGGAGAAGATTACTGATCCTGATCAGTATGGTTTTTATGGCATTTCTTTAGACCCTGAACAGCGTGTATTCCGTGACGCTATTTGGAATCCAAATATTGATGTTGTGATCTGCAACGCAGCTGGTTCTGGCAAGACGCTTATTGCGACTGCGACTGCAAATCTGCTTGTTCAGGCTGGCTATTTCGATAAATTGACTTACGTTGTATCTAGTTATGGTGAGAAGCGTCAGGGTTATCTCCCTGGATCTATCACGGAAAAATCGGAAGTTTTCTTTGAACCCTTTTATCAGGCTCTGATTAAATGCAACGTTGACCCTAACAAGGTTATCAATGACGAGTCTATGGTAAACCAGAAGAATGGTACTGGTTATATTTCTTGTTTAACTCATACTTTCCTTCGTGGGACGAACCTGAGTGGAATAATTTTGTTGGATGAGAGCCAGAACTATACTCCTAAAGAGTTACAGAAGACTATTTCTCGTTGCGATGGTAGTGATGGCGAAAAGGTAAAGCTGATTATTATTGGTCATGATTTACAGTGTGACCTTGATAAACCTTCTGACTCTGGCTTTATGCGTTGTCTCCAGCATTTTGCAAAGCATGATCGCGTTGCCGTATGTCAATTGACTACAAACCACCGTGGATGGATTAGCCAGTGGGCTGACGAAATGGACGTGAGTTAATGCGAGGAGCTGTAAGAAAAACAAACGAAAAATTTCAAGAAGAAGCCAAAATAAAGAATCAAAAGGTAACTGTTGTTGGAAAGTATGTTGGCTCAAATAAAAAGGTAACTGTGAAATGCAACACTTGCGGCAAGATGTTTGATATGTTTGCTTGCGCAGTTCTTGAAGGCTGTGGGTGTAAAAGCTGTTCAGCGAGAAAAGGAATGCTTACTTACAGTGGACTCAATTATGCGGATGTCGCAGAACTATTTCGTAAACGTGGATATCAGCTTATAACAAAGGAAGAGGATATTATTTCTTTTACAAGAACTCGATTACATTATCTTTGCCCGATTCATGGTGAAAGAACCATTATTTGGGGAAGTTTTAGAGATGGATCTGGGTGTAGTTTGTGTGCACATGCTTTGTCTTCGAAAAATCAACTAAAAGACTTTAATGTGATAAAAAGCGAATTTGAGTCTCGTGGATATACACTCTTAACAAAGAAAGAGGAATATACAGGAGCATTTGGAGAATTGAAATATATCTGTCCAAGGCATGGCGAGAAAATCACAAAATGGAGCACATTTCATCATGGAACAGGTTGCCCAGAGTGTGCGTATCATAGATGTGAAAGCAAAATCGCACAACAGCTAAAAGAGTATTGCAAAAAAACATATCCTGACACGATTGTTGAATATAAGGCTGTTAAAAATCCAAAGACTGGAAGATATATGCCTTTTGACATTTATATTCCATCCGAAAGACTGTTTTGTGAAGTTATGGGGTCACAGCATTATAGCCGTATTAAATATTTTCACCGGACTGAAGAAGATTTTGTAAAGCAGTTTGAGCGAGATAATATTAAGGAAAAGTATGCTGACGAACATGGACGGTATATCGAAATTGATTTACGTCGTATAAAAACGATTGATGAAGCAATTGAACATTTTGAGTCACTGCATAACAGTTGGATTAGCAAATGGGCAGCAGCTTTGGTATTTCCAGAGCTTGCAGAGTCTTGCTAAATCATTTTCAAAATTGAAATAAAATATAAGGGAGAATAGATTTATGGTTGCTAAGAAGAGTGTTGTTTTTAAGAACGCTATTATTGATACTGCCGAGGGCACTATCACCGAGATTACCAAGGATGGCGAGAATGTCTTCAATTTGAATGAAGCTCTGGCAAAGTGGGATGGTATTGAGGGTGTCACCATCAATATTTCCACTTCTGATGAGCTGCTGGGCGACCCAGCTTGATGCCAATGGGTTGCTATAATAAACGGCCAGAAGAAACGAGCGATGACTTCTTTGTAAGAATCGGGAATGCTGTTCTGGCTAGAGAGTTGACTTGGGATGGCGCATCCAAGGTGCTCAATGATGAGTTGGGTAAGAATTTTGGTGAGTGCGCATATCGCAAGCGTTTTAAGGCATTCCGTGCGGGTATGCAGTATCAGGAGTCCTTATCTAATAGAGATGTGGGAACCTGCATTCTGTCTATTTCCGACCTACATATTCCATTCCAGAAGCCCATTGAGACTTTTAGTGAGTATGCTGGAAAGATTGATATCCTTCAGATAAACGGGGATCTGGTAGATGCGCAGGCCATTTCTCGTTTCAATAAGGTGTATCGTAAGAGTCCAATGGAGGAAATTCTGATTGCACGTCAGTATATGATTGACCTGATTGAGATGCTTCAGCCTAAGAAGGTTGTTGTAAATTATGGTAATCATGACTTACGTTTCCAGAATTATCTTGCTAAGAATCTGGACACCGACTTGCTTGAACTGATGCCAAAGACATCTTTGGAGCTTATTTTTGTTGATGGCTTTAACCATTATAACAAGGAGCTTCATACAAAGGTTCATTACGACCCTCTGATTGATGTTTTTAAGGATAGTGGTATCGAGATTGTTTATAACGATACTTGGTTTAGTTTTGTTGGTGAAACAATTTTTGCGCATCCACTTGCTTACTCTAGTGGTATGTTGAAAACGGCAGAAAAGGCATATCGGTATTTCAAGGATAATGATTATTTCTTTGATACTATCGTGATGGCACACACTCATAAAACAGGTCACTATGATATCGGTAATTCTGTAATTTATGAGCAGGGCTGTTGTTGTGAAACGTCAAAAATGGATTACGCAGATGGAAAATTAACCCCATCTCAGCGAGAAGGATTTATTCTGGTTTATCAGGATAAATTCGGAAGGCTGAATGAAGATAAGACGCACATTGTACGTCTAAATTAAAAAGTGGTGAGCCCCTACCACTAAATGGGGACCCAAAAAAGAAGTATGACCGCAAGGTCTGCTTGGGACATCATTGATTGTCTCCTTTTCTATGCCCGTAGGCTAATGTCTACGGGTTTTATGTGCCAGTGTAGTTCAGTTGATAGAACGCGGGTTTTGTACTCCCGATATCGCAGGTTTAAGTCCTGTCATTGGCTCCATGCCACTTTAATTCAGTAGATAGAATAATGTGTTCGTACCACATATGTCGTAGGTTTGATTCCTACAGGTGGCTCCAAGCTGTGCGGTCAATAGTTGCTACCGCCTAGACCAACTCAATCTACGGATGGTTGGATGCAAAGTAGTTCTGTAGAACGAAATGATAAGCTATTCGTGTTTCGCTACGTTAATGCGAAGCTTTAAAAGTCTAAAACAAGCGTTTTATCAACACGAGAACAATTCAACTTAGCTCGGATAGCTTGATGGATGCTTGTTTTATTATGAGTCAGTATATCCAGTGGCGAAGATAGCGGACTGTAACTCCGTGACATTAGAAACATCGTTGGTTCGACTCCAACCTGGCTCACCAAAGATTGTACGGCTATTCCCTACACCTTTATATAAAGGTAGCTGTGCAGAAAAGTAGGGTTATATATGCTTGTGTCGGATAGTCTAGTTGATTCCAGCTGCTTTGAACACAGCCAGCCCTGCAAGGGCTCGTGGGAGCGAAGCCCACCACAAGCGCCATATAGCTCACGTATAGGTTGCAAACTGTATGTGGGATTGTCCGTGGAGCGTACTCTCGATACGCTCCTTTTTATTTTATTATTCGAGAGGTAATAAAAATGAGTGAGAAAATTTGTGGAATTTACAAAATTGAAAACAAGAAAACTCATCAAGTTTATATTGGGCAATCCAACAATATTGAACGTCGTTGGAGGGAGCACGCTAAAATTGCAAAGCGTGGTGGAAAAGAGTTGTTATACAGCCGTTTGTACAAGTCCATGTATAAACACCTTGATGATTTTAATTTTTCAATAATTGAAGAATGCTCAAAGAGTGATCTTGATGAAAAAGAAATTTATTGGATATCTTATTACGATAGTACGGTCCCATATAAAGGATATAACGTCTTGTCTGGTGGACAGTTTGGAGTATGCGATAACCCAAGAGCTGTTTTGAATGACGATACCGTCAGAAGTATTGTTTACGATTTAAGAGAAACATCTGACAATTATAAAACAATAGGTCTGAAATATGGAGTTACATATGGGACTATTTATGATATAAATGTTGGAAATACCCATGCTATTAGTAATGAATCTTATCCAATTAGAAAAGTTAAGTCAAATTTGAGTAAAAAGAAAAGAATTGAAAATAGTCTAGTTGATAGCATTAAACTTGATGGTCTTTGGGACTCTTGCACGAAAAGATGTTCTTTTGAATGTGATAATAGAAAGATAAAGAAAGAAACATTTGATCATAGTATTCGACAGAATAAAATTCGCAGAAGCAAAAAGAGAACTTATCCAAAACATGCATGTCCAATATGTGGAAAAGTTACAACAAACAAACGTTATTGTTCTTTTAATTGCCGTTATCTTGGTGCAAGAAAAACTCAACGTCCAACAAAAGATGCTTTGGAAAAATTGATAACGTCAACGCCATTTACTACGATTGGAAAGATGTATGGTGTCACAGATAAAGCAATTGAGAGATGGTGTGTATCGTATGGACTTCCATCAAAGTCTCGTATGATTAAAGAATCTCTTGACAAAGAAATCTTACAATATAATTTGGATGGAAATTTTGTAAACAAGTTTCAATCTCGTCACCAAGCTGCATTATGGTGTTGCGAAACATTTTTGAAAAACAAGAAACCGTATGAAGTCTCTTCTGCAATTTCAAACGTTACAAATGGAAAAAGAAAGACAGCATATGGCTATATTTGGAAATTTGCTTAAATAGTCCTTTTCCCGGAGGGCCTATATTATACCGGTTCCCTACCACCGGCTAAAAGGTAGGTTTTATGCGCCTATAGTTTAATTGCTTAAAACAGCAGACTCTAAATCTGCCTCTTGGGAGTTGAAGTCTCTCTGGGCGTGCCAAAAATGGCTTCCAATTCGCGGTTGGAGGCAAGTCCGAAGTCGATCTATGATTAACCTGTGATGCGCACACGATTAAGAAATAGATGACATTTAGGCATTATATAACGCGGGATACAGCAGTCTGGTAGCTAATCGTCCTCATAAGTCGAAAGTCGTTGGTTCAAATCCAACTCCCGCACCCAACATCTCCCCTTTCGCAAGCCTATCGCCAGTTTTCTACTCCCTCTGGCGGTAGGTTCTTTTATGAACAGTCCTGCCTGTGTATTTCAGGTGGCACGGTCGGCGTAAAGCTGGCCGTAAATACAAAATTTAGCCGATTCGTCGGCAGGACATAAGTCCACATAGATGATAAAGACCTCGGCTCACCACGGTGTAAAATGCTGAGGTCGAATTTTGAACAGAACCTATTAAGCCTCTCGACGATGCGTATCATGATAGGTCTTTTATAGAAGGAAACACTCTCGGCCTCTGTTTTACAAGCACATTAGAGGGTGTATTTGTTGCCGTAGGATGTGCGCACGTTCTACGGCTTTTATTTTTGAACGGAAAGAGGTGACTAAATGCCGCGTAAGAAAAAAGTCATAGACCAAGATATTATTCTTGAGGGGACAGAAAACAAGAAGACTTTTAAATGTTTACGTTGTGGAAAAGAATATGACGTGGCAGTTGGTCACTTTTATAAAATTACATATTCAAGTTTATGGAAAGCAAATGATTGTTACGCGCCTATTTGTAAGGATTGTGTGAACGAGATGTTTGATGAATATTCTCGTAAATTTGGAAGTGATCGTACTGCCTGTATGATCATGTCTCATGTTTTAGACGTACCATTTTACAATTCACTTTTTGATTCAATTAGTCAAAATAATGGCCGTGTAACGATGGGCTTGCTACTTCGGATTATCGGAAACGCTCGTAACTATCAATTTCAAACCTTCTCTAATACTCTTGTAAATGGAGAACTGAACAAGAATGCTCTTGATCTACAGGAAGAGAAGGAACAAAAGTGGTCGAAAGCAGAGATTCAAGCAAAGGATGATTGTATTTCTGTTATTGGATATGACCCGTTTGATGGCTATAACGAAAGTGACCGTCGCTATTTGTTTAGTGAACTCATCAAGTATTTTGAGGATGGTATTGAGGACGACCCATTCAAGCTATCTCAGATTGTTCAGGTCGTGAACAATAATAATCAGATTCGACAAATCGACTTGCAGATTGCCCGCTTAAACCCGATGAACTCGGCTGAGGCAATCAAAAGTCTGAATGACATTAAGGTTAAGCTAGTTTCTAATAACGACAAGATTGCCAAGGAAAATGAGATTTCTGTCAAGAACCGTTCCAACAAGGATGCAGGACGTAATACGCTTACATTCTTAATGAAGGATATGCGTGAAAAGGATATTGCTGGCGCAGAAGCAAACTTCTACGATCAGTTACGGTCTCCTGGTACTCAATGGGCGGCAGATATGAGCTCTAAGGCAATCAAGGAAAACGCTTTCTTTGACGAAAATGACCAGCAGGAAATTTTCGATATACAAAGAGAACTGATTGATAAGTTTCAGAAAGAAAGTGATGATGCGAAGGAAAAATACAGGCTGTCTTTGATTGAGAATCAGCGGCTCAAGGAGCTGTTGGAAGATGCCGGTGTTGACGCAAGCGTAAAAGATACGGATGGTGATGCCGTATGAGGTTGAAACAAAGAGCGCCTATTATTACAGCCGCAAAACGTAAGATTTATGAGTGTGATGCGGCAACGATTGCATTCTATCGGCGCAATCCTGTTATTGCGGCCAGAGATTTATTGGGCATCCAACTATTTGACGCTCAGGCATATATGCTGGAACAAAGCTGGAATGCAAGTCATGTTCTTTAGGCGTGTAGTCGAAACTTTGGCAAGTCTTTTGTAGGTTCTGTTTTCATTATCCTAAAGGCAATATTATATGAGAACCAGTCTATTTACATTGTAAGTAATGTAGGTGATCAGGCAAAAGAGACATTTAATAAGATCGAGGAAATTGTTACTCGTGTTGGTAAGACGGCTGCGTCTATCCGTAGTCTGCAAGATATTGCAGAGAAAGAAACGAAAAAGTCTGCAACCAACAAAAGTGGTTTTAGTCATAATCCCGCCGGGTATGTTGTTGAGTTTTATAACGGTAGTTCTATTAACACTTTGAACTCCAACCCAGATGGTGTGCGTGGCAAGCGAGCTAGTCTTATTTTCTTTGATGAGGCGGCATTCTGCTCCGACGAACTGATTGTTGTCTGTGAAGCTTTTGCAACACAGAATACGGATTTCGTCACTGACACTGACAGTGACTATAATCCTGAAATGCAGCCTCGTCAGGTTCCTACTCAGCTAGTTTATGCTTCAAGTCAGGACACGATGGACAAGCTTTTTTATAAATACTACAAGCAATTTGCAAAGCGCATGATTGCAGGAGATCGAGATTATTTTGTTTGTGATATGATTTGTGACGTTGCAATCAAAGTTTATATGAAGGGTAAGCCATACAAAGCACTATTGACACAAGACAAGGTAGATGCAGCTCTAAAGTCAAATAAAATGAAGGCATTGCGTGAGTATTATAATCGACCAAGCCGTGATGGTGGCGTAAACCAGATTATCAAATGGGGTACGGTTCGTCGCAATGAGCGAAAGTATATCCCACAGCTTTATTGGGATAGGAACTATCAGTATATTCTTGCGTTTGATCCTGCCCGCACAATGGATAACTCTATTGTTGGCGTTATGCGCATTTATAACGATCCAGAAAACGGCATGTGTGGCGACATTATAAATTGCGTGAACATGGTTGATCTTGCGAACGAGAAAAAATTCAAGCTCGATTCTAATCGTCAGCTTGAGCAGTTACATGAGTTGATTCTACATTACAATGGTCAAAATCCTGATTACGAGTACATTGATAGATTGATGATTGACCAAGGCGCTGGCGGCGGTGGTACTTCCACATATGCGGACGGTTTACTTAACAATTGGACTGATAAAACAGGCGCAGAACATCGTGGTTTTATCGACGCAAATCATGAATTATATGAAGGATATGATACCCGTTACCCAGATGCTGTTGATAAGCTACGTCTAATTAGTCCTCGTAAATTCCGCACTGCAATGGTTGAGGAATTTATTGAGCTGATGAATCTTGGTGTCATTCATTTCCCTCTTGAATACAACGGCGGAGATTATGTTCAGGTAGTAGACGGTGTGGATAAATCAACTGGTCAAGAAATTTTGAAGACGCATGAACTTTCCTTAGAGGAACAGACTGCGTGGGTTAACATCGACTTGATGAAGAACGAGATCACAAGTATTCAGAAAACGACAAACTCTGAAAATACGACCGTAACATATGCTTTGGCACCCGATGTTGCCAACAAAATTCACGATGATAGGTTCTATGTTGCAATTTTACTTGCTCATCGTCTATACGAATTACGTCGTAAGGATAAAGTGCGCCAGTCTGCGGTGGAGACAATGACTGCTCCGCCGATTTGTATTTCTAACATTGACTTCTAAGCAGAGGAGGTGAAAATGTGGCAAGAAAGAAAAAGGAAGATTTTGATGTCGTGACTGCTTCACAGACAGATGACGGTACTGTAGTTATTACCTCTTTGAATGAACTTTCAGAAGAGAGGATGAATAACGTCATCCGAAATGCAGTTGCGTCTTATGACCCTGAAAATAAGCAGTATAGTACATATCTGAAAATTTCAGCCTCCTCTGAGACACTGACCGTTGACCGAATTGATGAGCTTGCACAAGGGCTACAGTCAAGTCTGACGAATGTGCAGACGGTCAATGGAATCATCCGTAATTACATCAACAAGGATGACCTGATTGGCATTACTTATGATGCGATTGAGGCGAATGTTAATACGGAGTTTAAATGCAGTTTCGCACAGTTCCCTGAACAGCGTAATAAGACAAAACAGGTAAATTACGCCCGTGAAGTGATTGATGATTTCAACGCACAAATCAACGTGCGAAGTCTGTTGCGTGCTGCCATTCCGATGACTTACGCCGAGGGCACTTATATTACATACCTTCGTCAAAAGGATGAGAACTACATTGTAGATTATTACCCTCTTGGTATTGCTGAGATAAGTGATTACCTATCGAATGGTCAGCCTGTTGTGCTTATAAACATGTCTAAGCTGAAATCCGCTTTGAGCAAATCTATGCTGAAGGATAAGAAGAATAAAGCACTATTCTTTGAAAATCAGGAGACCGAGATTCAGAACAACTATCCAGATGAGGTATATCAGGCATTTAAGAATGGTGATACATACGCAAAATTGGATGTTGACCATTGTGGTGTGATTCGTATTGGCAACATGGGGCAGAAATATGGCGTCTCTCCCCTGTTCCGCGCATTACGTCCGGCATTGATGCTTGAAACTTTTGATACTTCAGACCGTGTAAATGCTAAGGCAAAGGCAAAGAAAATCATCTGGCAACAGCTTGACCCTGAGTTGATGGGACCAAACAAAGATAAAAAGGGCTTCTCTGAACAAGTGACGGCGCACGATAACCTGCTGCGTGCATGGAAACAAAATACTGTGCTTGTGACAACCGCTCCTTATGTAAAGGATATCAAGTATGTTGAGCCAAAAGTTGAGATGACAAATATCGAGACTGTTAAACAGTATCGCAACCGAGAGATGGCTGCTTTGGGTATCAGTTTCTTAAATACCGACGGTCAGCAGACTGTTTCAACTGCAAAGGTGTCTCTTGACCAGTTGATGAAAAATATCGGTAAGATTGCGGAACAGATTGAGGATGTATTAAAGCGATGGTATCGAATTCGCCTTGAAGATGCAGGTGTAGACCCGATGTACTGCCCTGATGTGAAGGTCTCTACTACTGAAATGATGGGTATGGAGATGAAGAAGGCGATTGCTCAGTTCCTGTTTACCACTTTGAACTGTTCTTACAAGACTGCTTACGAGTATATGGGGCTTCATGCTGAGGACGAATTACGCAAGCGTCAGGCTGAAACCGAGGAAGGTTATGACGATGTTTTTGTAGCTCGTCAGACCTCTTATACATCGACCGGTAACACCGGCGGTGGTGGTGACAGTGATAAAAAGACAGGTCGTCCAAAGGGAGAGGAAACTGAAAAACAAATTTATGACCAGCAGAGAAATGAAGATAGTAAGTGAGGTGATAAACGATGAGTAAGGAGTATTTCTATAGTAGAAATATCTGTTGCTCTGAGATTACGGAGCATCCAGACCACTATCTTGCCAAGTTTGTCATCTGTGACTTCTCAGTAAACGGGAATCAGGTTGCTTTGAATCGTGACACCATTGAAAGTTGGATGAGTACACTGGTTGGCAACCCGCTTGTTGGCAAGTTGGTCGTAGCTCCAAAGGGTGAACTGGATTTTTCCGGTCACAATATGAAAGTCGTCACCAGAAAAGACGATGATGGCAATGAATACAAGACTGCCGAATTTGACACTGATGCGTTCGGTAGTTTTCAGTCGGTCGGTATCGAGAGAATTGACGATACCGACTTTATTGTTGCCTCTTGTAAGATCTGGAAGCGATATCCAAAGGCTTGTGCGACGATTCTGCGCCGTATTGAGAGCGGCACATTAAATACCAGTTGGGAAATTGATGTGCTGAAAGCTCATAAGGGAATTGTGGGTGGCCGCATGGCAAAAATCATTGACGATGGTGTGTTTACTGCACATTGCTTGCTTGGTGCAAATGTTGAACCAGCATATAAGTGCTCTAAACTGCTTGAAGTCGCTGAAACCGATTTTGGTCTTGAATTGGCAAATGCCTATATCGAGGATACAAAAGAGATTTCAAATATAGAATCTAATGAAAAGGAGGCAAAAAATTTGGAACTGAATAAGGATAAGGAGACTCAGACCGCACAGGTTGAGAATCAAACCGAGACTGAGCAGGCAGAGCAGACGGCTACTGAGTCTACCACTGAGCCCACCACTCCGGCAGAGCCTGATGTTCAGACTTCCGAGGAAGGTGGTGAAACCCATCCCCCGACTGAGCCTGAAACCGGTACTGAGCCTGCTGGTGAGCCAGAGCCGGAGTCTACCACTGAGACTTCCAGTTTGACCGGTCATGACCTGTACGAGAAGCTGAATGAGGCTGTTGTGAAGTTTAATTCAGATATGTATCTAGCCGAAGTGTTCCCCGAAGATCACACTATCTGGTGTAAGAAATTTGGTCGTTGTATGAACGATTTGGATTACATCATGTTCTCTTACACCGTTGAGGGCAACGAGGTTTCTCTTGGCGAGCCGCAGCGTATCACTCTGACTGTTTCTATTTCTGATGTTAACACCAAGATTGCGGAGCTGAATAACACTATTGCAAGTCTGAATACTGAGCTGCAGAGTGCAAAGGAAGAGGTTGCTTCTCTGGCTCCATATAAGGATCAGGCAGAGAAGGCAGAGGCAGAAAAAGCGGCTGCAGAGCTTGCACAGAAGAAGGAGGATCTGCGTCAGTACGCACTCTCCAGCAAGATGATTACTGAAGCTGAAGTTTCCGATGGTGGCAATTACGCAAGTCTGATTGAGAATCTGGACGAGACCGGCATCAAGAATGTGATTGCCGAGCGTTGCGTTGAAGCTGCCAAGAAGGCGCCTGCTGAAAAGAAGATTGAGACCTCTGAGGTACATAAGTCTGAGAGCATTAAGCTGAATTTGAATGAAACCAAGTATAACACCACTAACGCTAACAAGCGTGATGCATGGCGGGAATATTTGGGTAAGTAATAACATTTAAGAGAAAGGAAAAATATTATGATTCGTGAACTGATGGTAAACGGCGCGAAGAATATTCCCGCTAACTATGCCGCAAAGGTCGATATGGTCACCGGCATGGGTGTCCAGGTTGACCACAAGGCTGGTCAGGTTAAGTTCCCTGACGCAGCTACCGCTGAGGGCATCGAGATGGTTGCCCATGAGTTTATCCCGGAGGGCATCTATGCAAGCCAGACTAATTTTGATGACTATGATAAGATGGCAACCGAGATTAAGGCAGGTGTGCTGGTGAAGCGTGTTCCTCTGTATGCTGGCGAGCTGTACGGCACCGACCAGTACAAGGATGGCGATGCACAGGATACCAATATCGGCAAGCTGCTGGAGGTCTATATTGACGGTAAGTGGCAGGTTGCTACTACTGGTACTTCTCGTTTTGAGTTTGCTGGTGTGATGGACGACAACGGCCACAAGCTGATTATGATCAGTGTGCTGCCCGAGGCAAAGACTGTTGCTTGATTGAGAGAAAAATCTTGAATATGATACGTGAAATTTAAGGCTATCGTCTTTGGACGGTAGCTCTTTTATTTTGCGCGAAGAGAAAGGAAATGAATTATGGCACTGAATATTGAAGTGGCCGAGCTGATGAAGCAGCCTGGTCGTGTTTATGAAGTTGCTGAGAAGACTCAGTACAATCGCGCTATGGATGCCGAGGACAAGGAAATTGCAGAGGTTGTTGGCGCTCATGTTGAGGAGCTGATTGACAAGGGCGATCCCAATAAGGAGATTGCTCAGTTTGTTAACCGCACTGTGACTGATGAGCTGTATGGTGCACCTGACGAACTTCTGGACTCCATGTTTGAGCGTGGTAATGTTGGTGAGTTTGATGACTACGAGGCAGGTCGTACTGTTAAGAATACTCTGAAGGCTTATGATGCAGCTAAGGGTGGCAATGTGCCGAAGTCTTACCTGCACTACGAGACCATTAAACCCGTCTGGCGTAATAAGCAGATTGAGGCTGATCTTAGCTTTGTGGAAGTAAGACGTAATGCTTGGAAGAGTGTGGCAACTCTGACCACCTTTATGACTGAGGCTCTGAAGAACCAGATGTTCTATGACATTTTCAGCATGGTTGATGACGCTATCACTGGTGGTGAGCAGAAGATCGATGCACAGGGCAAGGAGCCCACTATGCAGGACATGGACGCTCTGGCTCTGTATCTGAATGAGTACGCCGATGGAGGTAATCCCTTCACTGTCAGCCTGATGAAGTATTGTGCCAAGATGCGTCGTATGACCGGTTACGCTGAGTATCTGTCTGACGCAGCTAAGGACGAGTTCAACCGTTATGGTCTGGTTAAGACTTATGATGGTGTTGCTATCACTGGTATTAGCTCTGCTAAGAAGCTGGGTGATGGTTCCCTGCTGATCCCGGATTAAATTTATGTAAATTTACGTAATATAGTCCAGTCGTGATGTAAGTCACGATAACAAATACACATTGAATTGCTGGAAAACCCTAAAACTACAATTACCAAAGCAGAAGGATGAAATATGCCTAGATGGACGGTTGCGAAAGTAGAAAGAAAATTGTAGATGATGCATGGTTAAAACCTAAACATTAAAAATAATGGGCAATCAGCAGCCAAGCTCCGAAAAGGAGAAGGTTCAACGACTATCCGCGTGGGAGCGGTTAGGATGCAAGTGTTTGGCATCCGAAGTAGTGTGCCCCAGTTTTACTGGGTGAAGATATAGTCTTTGCTCGTATGAGAGTACGAGGTTGCTATATGCAACGAGAACGGAGTAGCGTCCGATTATAGTGTTTATCTAATGTTTTGATTTCACCAGATACTGTGTAGAGTATCTGGCTTTTATTTTGCAAGAAAGGAGGTGTGTAAAATGATTCATATGATGACAACTGAAGAGTTTAAGGAAAAAGTTCGTAAAATCAATCCTTTTTTTGAAGTTCTTTCTGACTACAAAGGTGGAAGGAAAAAAGTTCTTCGGAAATGTACGATTTGTGGCGACGTCAGAGAAGTTCAAGCAAGAATGCTTTTGGAAACTTCAGCTCATGGATGCCCAGTTTGTGTATCTTTAAAACGTGGAAAGTCGTATCGAAAGTCCCCTACTCAATTTAGAGAAGAACTCTTTAATGTAAATCCAAACATTGAATTGCTTTCGGAATATGAGAAAAATGATTCTCGTGTTCGTTGTAAGTGTAAGATTGATGGATATGAGTGGGACGGTGTTCCACACACTTTACTTGAGGGTCATGGGTGTATGGAATGTTATCGACGTGCCGCAAACAGACGTACTGAAGACGAGTTTTTGAAAGAAATGCACGAGCGGTTTCCTACCATTCATGTCCTTTCAAAATATGTTCGTACTGCCGTAAAAATTGATTTTGCGTGTGATGTTTGTGGATATCATTGGACTGCAATTCCTGATACGATACTCAATAATAAAAACTCTGGTTGTCCAAAATGTGCTGGGAGAGCGCATATTTCGGAAGCAGAAATTATTGAAAGGATTGCCAAGAAAAACAATCGAGTTGAGTACATAGGTGGCTACAAGAATTTGTCATCTCATGCAAATTTTAAATGTAAAAAGTGCGGGTACGAATGGCATACTCCTGTAAATTCGATTCTTGCAGGAAGAGGATGTCCTAAATGTAATCTATCTCATGGAGCGTTACGTATCGCAAAATATTTCGACGACAATGGAATTGATTATGTTCGTGAATTCAAATTTGATGATTGCAGAAATATTCGTCCGTTGCCATTTGATTTCTACGTTAAGGACAAAAATATTTGTATCGAATACGATGGAGAGCAGCATTTTGAGCCAGTAAAATTTGGTGATGGTGAAACAGCTGATCGTGTTCAATATAAATTTGAAACCCAACAGCGAAACGACGGTATTAAAACTGAATATTGTCAAAACAATAGTATTAAACTTATCAGAATTCCCTACACGGATTTTGATAACATTGAATCAATTTTAGATAAACATTTTTCTTAAAAATAACAGAAGAGAATTTATGGTATTGCCGGTCGTATTGGTCGCCTTGACATGAAGGGTGAGACTCATACTTACGAGGATCACGACAACAACAACGAAAAGATTCATCTGATGGTCAAGGACTTTACCTTCGGCTATAGCATTGATCATATCGAGCGCGTTGCTAAGATTGTTCTGCAGTAATTTTTACCAAAGGCAAATTTGAGCGGGGACTTTGCGGTCTCCGCTTTTATAGAAAAGGAGACAAATTATGAGTTCCGTGATGGAAAAGAAGTTTATTGACGTTCTGAACTGCGACGATAACGTGGTTACCATTTCGTCACTGAACGGTAAGGGTTATACTTTCGAGCCCGGTAGTGTGGAAGATCCTTGTGTGATTCCTATTCCGCCGGAGGAGATTATGTATATGAATAGCACTTGTTCTGCGTTCAAGAATGGTGTTCTGCGTTTTCGCCCTGAAGAGCAGAATGAAATCTTTAAGGCTATTGGCATTAAGGGCGACGATGTTCTATTCATTGAAGATATCGACAATGCGATTCTAAATCCAACTGTCGAGAATCTTCAGCGTATGATTGACATTAAGGATGGTGCTCAGTTTGAGCGTATTCGTGGTCGCTTTTATCGTATGACCAATGCCGGTGAAGATCTGTCTACCAAGGTCAAGCGCCTGATTGACGAGCGTTATAAGGAGCTCCGTGCTGGAAAGCGTAACAGTGAGCTGTCTGTCGTACCTGCGACCAAGTCTGCTGATAATGTTCAGGCCGAACTTGAAACTGCAAAGAATCAGATGGCTGAAATGCAGAAGCAGATGCAGGCTATGATGGCACAGATGCAGGCTATGATGGCAGGCGCACAGACTGTTGCACTGGATAATTCTGTAGAAAAGACTACTGTCAAGCGTGGCCGTAAGAAGGCAGAGGCAGA